ACAAGGTGTAGCGAAATACCGGTAGATGCAACTTTAGTAGGTTATGGCTTGGACTTTGGGTTTACAAATGACCCAAGTGCGTGTGTTGGAGTATGGAGGTATAATGGAGAGCTTTATATTAAGGAGTTTGTCTATGAAAGGCAATTGACTAATCCAATGTTAGCAGATAAATTAAAAGAGCAAGGTATTACTTCTGTTATAGCAGATAGCTCCGAGCCAAAATCAATTCAAGAGTTATTTAACTGTGGTATAAATGCAACTGGGGTAAAGAAAGGGGCTGACTCGGTTAGAGCTGGTTTAAACCTACTCAAAGGCTATAAAATGAATATCACAAACGATAGTACTAATTTATTAAGAGAGTTAGCAAGTTACAAGTGGAAGCAAAAGAATGGCGAAATGCTGAATGAAGTTATAGGAATGAATGACCATGCTATTGATGCTTTAAGATATGTGGCACTTACTTACCTACAAGGTGGGTTTGGGCAATACTCCTTTTCGTAAGGTACTTTCTATTTTTTACCTATTTAAAATAAACTACAATGACTTGGAATGATGTAACTGTTTACCAATTTCAACAACTGGAGCAGTTAAAAACAGATGACAACTTTGAAGCTATCGTTAAGGTAGTAGCAATTCTATACAACTTGACTGAAAAGCAAGTAGATGCTATGCCTATGAACGAATTTAACAAGAAGTGCAAGGAGATTGAATTTATATACAAAGAGCAACTACCGAGCAAAACTTGTAAATATATCAAAGCAAACGGCAATGTTTATCGTTTTATTCCAGATATAAGAGAGATAAGAGTAGGTGGGACTGGTAGGTATATAACAACTAAATACTTTCAAAGGGATGTAGTCCAAAACTTGCATAGGATTGCAGCTTCAATGGTAATGCCACAAAAGAAAAGTTGGTTTGGGTATAGGGATTTAAAATACCAAGACCAAGACCACGATATTTATGCAGAGGATTTGTTGAGTGCATCAATCGTAGAGGTTTATGGAATGGTGGTTTTTTTTTGCAAAGTATATCTAAATTGGATGGACAATTCAAAGGGTTATTTGGAGAGTCTATTGAAAGAAGCGAAGATGAGCCAATCAGAGTCAGAGAAAGTGGTAAACGATTTATGGAAACTTATGGCTGGCTCTATCAAGCAGCAATTGTTGCCGAACACGAAAGAGTAAAGTTAGATGAGGTATACGATATGCCGGTACTTCAATTCTTAAATGATTTAGCATATTTAAAAGCAAAACAAGATTACGAGCAACAACAGATTAAAAATTTAAAATGATTTATACAATAGGAGATAATAAACAAGATTTTACCACAACCGGAAGAATGGATGTGGTAGAGGATTTGTTAGCTACCTATGCAAAGAAGTTTATTGAAGCAGCACAAAGGAATTTAAGGTCAAAGCAGAAGATTGATACCGGTGCTTTATTAGATATGACCTTTGATGTAACTTATATGGGTAAAAGCTATATGGTTACAATAGGCTATCCTAAAGACAGTAAAGCTGCAGAGTATTGGGACTTTGTTAATAAAGGTGTTGCCGGAGTTGGTAAAACTTTAAGTGGAAGTCCTTATAAATTTAAAACTAAAGGTGCATCTAAAAAAATGATAGATGCGATGCAAGGTTGGATTGAAAGACACAATATAAGACCAAGCGACAAATACACAATATCCGGCTTGGAAAAGAAAAGAAAATCAATACGAAGTACAGTAAGCCAAACAACCAAGATAAGAAGTTTAGCTACTGCATTTGCAAGAAGTATAAAAAGAAAAGGTATACAACCTACAAACTATTTTGATAATGCTTTAAAACTATTTAATTCAGCAGAGTTCCAAAAGGACTTAGCAGAAGCAGTAGGCTTTGAGGTGCAAGTAGCAATTAAAAATTCATGGGAAAATAATAAATAATGGGTTTAGCAATTTTACAAGGCAATTATGCCAAAAATCAAATGAGGTCAATATGCAGACCAGTCATTCACGCATTCGGAGAAAATCAACCTATAACTACTCCAAGTTATGCTTATAATCGTTATATATTTGATGTATATATTAACGGGATAATGGTTTTAAGGGAATTTAAAGCCATAACTTTTGGTGCTACTTATCATGCTTATCTTGATGTAGCTCCGATAATAAAGAACTATATTCAAGCTAATATAAGCTCTGCATACTTTCCTTATATAGAATACCAAGTTAAATACGGAACGGAGAATACAAGTGGAGTAATTACAACCAATGTAGCTACTGAAACGAGTTATGCTTGGTATGGTTATCCATCATTCTTAAACGATAGTTTACTGCCGGATTTAGGTTTAGTTTCTTATGGTGGAGCATTACCTTTGTATTTAAGTACAAATAGATATAGAACAATTAATTCTTATGGGAATTACTCGGTTTATATTCCTATATTCAAATCGCAAACATATGTTGGAGGTACAGTTAATTTTGGGACTTTAGCAAGTCCAGCGACTTATACATTTGCTGACTCTTTGAATGCAATAGGAGTATATAATGCTAAATTGACCTATGATATTTTATTTGGTGATACCAACAATTTATATTTTGATGTTGATGGCGACCCATTTCATAATGTGCTTAATGACACTACGATAGGTATAAACTTTAACTGCACAAAGAACAATCCGGTTATGCTTCACTTCCTAAATGCAATGGGTGGTTTTGAGAGCTTCTTATTTTCTGGAGTTAATCGTGTAAATACAAACATAGAAAGACAATCAATTAATAAATTAGGATTAATTACAACCTACACAACAAGTGCTTTTGATATTGGAGTGGATATAAATAGAGTTTACAATTCTTATTTAGGCGAGGTTAAAACTAACTATTCAAATACAATGACTCATAAGATTAAATTAGTAAGCGATTATGTTAGCGAAACTGATTTCTTATGGTTAAGAGAATTATTAGCTTCTCCTCAAGTATATGCTCAAATAGACAATAATGCTTTAATGATACCAGTTACAATAGAAACAAGCGACTGGGCAGAAAAGAAAAGAGGAGCAGATAAGATATTCAATTTAGAGATAGATATTCTATTAGGAACACAATCCACACAATTACGATAATGAGAACACAAATATTTGTAGAGGGTTTTGAATTAGATTTAACAGAAGATATAGCTTGTGAGATTAGCTATGTTATTGATGATGTTAAAGAATTTGGGAGTAAGAATACCAGCTATTCAAAGACAATAGTAATACAAGGCAGCCAAAAGAATAACAAGATATTCAATCATATCTCCGAGCTTGGAAGATTTATAGCTATTGAGAATGTAAATACTCAAGCACCTAACGTAAATGAAAATTATATTGCTGCAGTAGGGAGTAACTGCATTATATTAGTAGACAATATTCAAATCTTTAAGGGTAAATTAAGGGTTATGGAGGTTGTCAAGTATGCAAACCATATAGAGTATGAATGTGCAGTATTTGGCGAATTAGGAGGGTTTTATTATGAATTAAGTAAAGGTATTACTGATGAGGTATCAAATACTAATTCTGGCACTAAATTACTTGAGCAATTATATCTTGATGACCTTAACCATGTTTACAATTATGCAAATATGACTGCTTCTTGGGCTAATAGGAATACAAATCCAGGTGTTGGGTATTTCTATCCATTGATTGATTATGGGAAGGTAGCCGAAACTGCAACAAGAAAGCATTTTTACGAACAAGCATTAAGACCAGCTATTTATGTAAGGGAATATATACAAAGAATATTTAATTTAAGTGGCTATACATATGATTGTGCTTTCTTTGATACTGCTTTTTTCAAGAGATTGATAGTGCCTAATAACGATGATAGATTGAAGATTTTAGTATCTCAACTATTAAACATAGGTACAACTCAATATACATTTGGATTAACTGCAGTATCTCCTTATACATTCCTTTGGTATGCTGGTACGTTTAGAGATTTTGCAAGTATAGGTGGAGGTCAATATCAATATACTGGAGCTACAACTGTAAATAATACCCAATTCAATTTGTTTATGAATTTGTCTATTGTAGGACAAGGGTTTTATTCTATTAAGTTATTTAAGAATGGTGTTCAATTTGCAATATTAGATAGCTTCCAAACATCAAATCAAGGAACTATTAACGACCCATACATCTATGGTAAGAATTTAAGCACTACAGTAAATCTTGTTACAAATGATATTTACAAAATAGTTATTGAATATTTGCCATACGTTGGAGGCTTAACTTCTACAATTGTAACTAATAATTCAACTTGGTATATTGACACTCCGGTTAAAACTGCAACTCAAGCAGTAATTAATGATGTATTGCAAATGAGCTATTGCGTACCTAAAAACATCAAGATAACGGACTTCTTTACTTCAATACTTAAAATGTTTAATCTTTATGTTGTTGAGGATAAGAATATAGCTAAAAAGCTGATAATCACTCCTTATATAGATTTTTACTTAAATGAAAGTTTAGATTGGAGCGATAAACTTGATAGAAGTCAAGAGATTAGATTAAGACCTATGGGTGAATTGAATGCTCGTGTGTTTAATTTCAAATATAAGAATGATGATGCGTATTGGAATAAAACATATAAAGAAAAGTATAACGAAGGTTATATGGACTTCAGTTATGATAGCGAATATGAGTATGCTAAAGACAAAGATGATTTAGAGGTTATATTTGCATCTACTGTTAATTATGCTCCAAGTGGGGAAGATAAAATAGTTCCGGCTTTATACAAGGAAGGCAATTTTGCAGATGAGAGTATTACTTCAAGTAATATTCGTATTCTACAAACCAAAATGCTAACTGTATCTAATTGGGATATTAAAATAACAGATGATGGCAACTACCAAACTAACATAACTCAATTTCCTTATGCTGGTATGTGGGAGCATCCAACTGTACCAGACAATGGTACTTACTTCCAATCTTTAGGTTGGGCATCTCCAAAAGAGATTTACTACACGATTACCGGCACTACAGTTAATTATGGGTTATTTAATTCATTCTGGAGTCAATACTTTGCAGAGATAACAAATCCTAATAGCACAATCTTGACTGCTCAATTTCATTTAACGAGTATGGACATAAGAACATTAGATTTTGCAAAAAACATACTTATAGATGGAACGATGTGGAGAATAAACAAAATAGATGGTTATGACCCATTAAGCGAGAAACCTACGAAAGTAGAATTATTAAAAGTAATAGACACAATTTATTAAAATGGCAGAAAATATAGTAGGAATAAAAATTGAGGTTGGTGGCAAAGAGCAAGTTGTTACTTCAATGGGAGAACTTCGTAAGGTCTTAAAAGATTTAAAGTTTGAGCAATTATCACTATCGGAGCAATTTGGTGCTACTTCAGAACAAGCTATCAATGCAGCTAAAAGAATAAAAGAATTAGAAGATAGAGTTAATCAAGCAAAAGAAGCTACAGACCAATTTGACCCTGGACAAAGATTTCAAGCATTTTCAACTGCAGCTTCACAATTAGCCGGAGCATTCGGTGCAGTTCAAGGTGCAATGGCTCTTGTTGGTATTGAAAGTGAAGATTTGCAAAAGCAACTTGTAAAAATACAAGGGGCAATGGCATTATCTCAAGGATTAAATCAAATAGCAGATTTAGGAAAATCTTTTGACCAATTAAAGATTACTGCAGTTAATACTTTTAGAGTAATAAAAGCTGAAATTGGAGCTACTGGTATTGGAGCAGTAATATTAGGTATAAGTGCTGCAGTTGTTTTGCTTATTGAAAATTTTGATGAGCTTGGAGGTGTTACAGAAGATATTACCAGAAAAAACAAAGCTTATGCAGACACTTTAGAAGAAACAAATACTGCAACAACAGATGCTATTAAAAATGTTAATAAAGTAAAAATAGCATTTGATGAAGCAAAAACTGGAGTAATTACAAAAAAAGATGCTTTAAATATATATAATGAAACTTTAGGAGATGCTTTAGGGAAAACTGATAGTTTAGAAGTTGCAGAAAAGAACTTAAATAGCAAAGCCCAAGCATTTATAACTGCTACAATGCTAAAAGCTCAAGCAAATGCAATGTATGCTCAATCTGCTAAATTACAAGCTGAAGCTCTAACTGCTGGACAAAAAGATAATGTTTCTTGGTGGGAAAAAAGTTTAGCTGCAGTAAATAGCTTTTTTACAAATGGTATTGTAACTTATAAAACTTCATTAGCATCTTATCAAGCCATTAACACTCAAGAGATTAGAGATGGTTTGAAAAAGCAGAGTGATATAGTACTTAAAGAGGCTGATAAATTAACAAGCGAAGCTGAAAAGAAACAAAAAGAAGCTGGTATAAAATTAGGTGTAAAAGCAGAGGATAATAAAGAAGTTAAAGCTGAAAAAGAAAAACAAAATACTTTAAAAGATTTATTAGAGGGGTATAGGATATTTAATTTAAAAAGAGATGCTGACCAATTAGGAGAATTAGAAGAGCAGAAAAAAGAGGAAATACAAATTAACAAAGAAGCTAATGACCAAATAGCTGCTGATGATGCTTTTGCAAGAGGAGAAAAATTAAAAGGGGATACTCAAGTTGCTAAAAATAAAGAAGCATTAATTAAAAAGGAAAAAGACCTTGAGAAAGCAAGATTTGAAGAAAGTTTAAAATGGGCGACTACTTATGCAGAGTCAGCTCAAGGATTATCCGATGCTTTATATGCTGCTAAATTAGCCGGTGTAGAGAAAGGAAGTAAAGAAGAGCAAGAGATATTAAAAAAACAATTTGAAACTAATAAGAAAATACAAATAGCTCAAACTATTATAAGTGGCTTGAATGGTATTGTAAATGCTTTAGCTGCTAAATCTGTACTTCCAGAGCCATTTGGGGCAATAGCAAGAGGGGTAAATGCTACTATGATAGGGGCTACAACTGCTGCAACTATATCTAAAATTGCACAAACTCAATTTGGTGGGACTACTGGCAGCATGAGCGTTTCTGGTGGAGCTGGAGGTAATGCACCTATGACTCCAAGTGTACCAATACAACAAACAATAACAACTTTAAATCAAGGCTCAATTAACGCACTCGGAAATCAAGCTATAAAAGCATACGTTTTAGAGAGCGATGTAACAAATTCACAAGGTAGAGTAACGAGAATACTTAATTCAAGTCGCTTTAAATAACATTTAAACTATTTATTAATATGAAATATGACTCAAACATTCCATTATATTACTTGGACATCAACTCCGACTTCAACGATGATAGTGAGGTGGACTTCATCGCACTCGTTGACAAACCTGCAATACAAAAGAATTTCTTAAAGTTTGCTGACTCATTTAGCGACTATCCGGAGAGTGTAAAGAATACTGCTCAAAAGGCTTTAGATTGGGCAGAGGAAAATGGTTGGGGCACTTGTGGCACTCAAGTAGGTAAAACAAGAGCTAATCAATTAGCAAGTGGAGAGCCTATATCTTTAGATACTATTCAAAGAATGTACTCTTATTTAAGCAGACACAAAGTAGATTTAGAAAGCTCTAAAAGCTATGAAGATGGTTGTGGAAAATTAATGTATGATGCTTGGGGTGGGGAAGCTGCTTTATCATGGGCAGAAAGCAAACTAACAAGTGCTCAAAAAATGAAATTCTCAATCAATGAAGATGAGCAAATCGTTTCTGGTGCTTTAATGTTAGCAGATACTCCAATATATCGTTTTGATGCAAACGGAGAGTATTATGTTGTATTCAATGCAGCTACTATTCAAAAGATAGTACAAAAGTACTTCCAAAAGGGATATCAAGCAAACGTAAACTTAATGCATGACCCAATGCAAATCGTTGATGGTGTTACTTTATTTGAGAGCTTTATCACTTCAAAGAAAAGAGGCATACAACCAATGGTTGGATTTGAAGATGCACCGGAAGGAAGTTGGTTTGGTAGTTTTAAGGTAGACAACCAAGAAGTTTGGGCATCTATTAAGAACGGAGAATTCAAAGGCTTCTCGGTTGAGGGGTTATTTAAGTATAAAAGACCGGAGGAAATGAAAGCAGAGCAAATAAAATCACAAATTAAAAACTTACTTGACCAAGTTAAGTTGCACTAATATTATTGTTCACTAATTAAAATAAAATAAAACATGAGTCCAATTGATTTCGTAAACAAAGTGAAGGAGTTATTTAACGAAGCTCCAGCTGCTGCAGAAAGTCAAGTTGAATTTGTAGAGTACACATTAGAAAATGGTACTACAATCAACGTAGATAAATATGAAGTAGGTGGTGTTGTTACTTTAGCTGATGGAACTTTAGCACCAATAGGAGAGCATATTTTAGCAGACAAATCCGTAATCGTTGTAGATGAGAACGGAGTGATTGTTGAAATTAAAACTCCAGAGGTGGAAGAAGAAATGCCGGAAGATGATGCCGAGCAAGAATTAAAAGACAAGATTGCTAAACTTGAAGAAGAATTAGCAGCTACTAAAGGTCAATTTGAAGAGCAATCTGCAAAATTGGTAAGCCAAGAGGAAAGTGCTTTAGCAATGTACTCTAAATTTGAAGCAGCTATTAAAGATTTAGCTTCTGCAATTGAGGGTTTAGCTAATACTGCAACTGCTGACCCAATTGATTCTCCAGCGAGCTTTCAAAAAATTGAAAAGAAAAACGAAAAAATCAGTCGCTTCTTAGAAATGGCTAAAAAAGTAAAATAATCAAATAACAATTTAAAATTAAGAAAAATGGCGTTTAACGTAAGTGCTTTATCAAACTACACTACAGAAAATCAAGATTTGTTAGTGTCTGCTGCCGTATTAGGTGCAAAAACTGCTACTTTGATTAAAAATCAAGGTAACGTAATGGTAGGTGTAAAATCTGCTGAAAAAATCAACATCATGGATACTGATGCAGTATTCCAAGCTGGTGGGACTTGTGGCTTCAATGCTTCTGGTACTACTACTTTCACTCAAAGAACTGTAACTATTGGTAAAATTAAAGTTAACGAAGCTCTTTGTATCAAATCTTTAGAAACTAAATATCTTCAAAAAGCATTACCAGCTGGCTCAATGTATACTGAAATGGTTTATGCTGAAGATTATTCTAACTTAAAAGCTGCTAAAATTGCTGCTCAATTAGAAACTGCTTTATGGCAAGGTGATACTGCTTCTGGTAACGCAAACTTAAACAAATTTGATGGTATTGCTAAATTAGCTGCTGCTGATGGTACTGTTATCTTAGCTAACACTACTACTTATTTACCAGCTGCTATCACTACTGCAGTAGGTATTACTTCTTCTAACGTTGTATCTATCTTTGATGCAGTTTACAAAGCTATACCAGCTGAAATCGTTTCTAAAGATAGCACTAAAATCTTCTGTGGTCAAGATGTATTCCGTACATACACTATCGCATTGAAAAATGCTAATATGTTTAACTATGCAGTAGATGTAAAAGCTGATAGTTCTTTCTTCTTACCAGGTACTGCAATTGAAGTTATTGCTACTCCAGGTTTGAACGGTACTTCTAAAATCTATGCTACTAATTTAGAGAACTTATTCTTAGGTACTGACTTATTGAACGAAGAAGAGAAATTTGAAATCTTCTACGCTAAAGAAGCTGATGAAGTTCGTTTCGTAAGCGAATTCAAAATGGGTGTGAACTATGCGTTCGGTACTCAAATGGTTGCTTTCGTATTAGTATAATAATATTATAGTGAGGGATTAAGTTCCCTCACTTTTCTTCTTTCTAAATTTTTAAATTAAATAATCATGGCATGTGCTTTAACTCAAGGTTTTGTATTAGACTGTAAAGAGTCGTTAGGTGGAGTTAAGTCTGTGAGATTTGTTGAATTTGATAATGCTTCAATGACTTACGCTGCTGGTGTTGCTACAATAACAATGGATGCTGGTAAGAAATTTTGGTTGTATTCTCAAGTTCGTGAAACTTCTTCACTTACTGAAACTATTACTGCAAACGTACAAAACGGAACTATATTCTATCAACAAGAAGTTGTTATAGTTTTAAATAAATTAGCTGCAGCAACAAGAAACGAAATCTTGTTACTTGCAAAAAACAGATTGTTAGCTATCGTTGAAGATATGAATGGCAATTTCTGGTTATTAGGTGCAAAAAATGGTTTAGATATTACTTCTGGTAATTCTGCAACTGGTACTGCATCTGGAGACAGAAATGGTTACACTTTAACTTTCCAAGCAATGGAAGCTGATCCAATGTGGTCAGTAGCTGCTGGAACAATAGCTGCTATTACAAACTAAGGTTGTTCGTAGTTGTATATAAAAGAGGGGTGGTTTTTACCACTCCTTTTTGTATTTTTAGAGGTTTACCT